CAAGGAATACACCCAGCCCCTGGAAACCATCCGGGGCGTCCTGGGGATGGACGAACGCGACTACTACACCCGCCTGATCCAGCACGACCTGACCGAACGCCGCACCCTGGTCCGAACCTGGGTGGACGATGCCCTGAAGGACGGTCGGATCACCCAGGACCAGGCCCAGGAAGCCGTCCGCCAGTTCACGAAACTAGGGGTGTGACCGATGCCGACCCGCGAAGCGATCATGGCCGACCTGCTGGCGTGCGTCACCCAGGACGAAGCGAACGCCGCCCTGGACGCCGCCGACGCCTACCTGAAGGACCACCCTGGCGACCTGGAACTGGCCGGGGCCACGGAGTCCGCCGAAATGGTGCGATCCGCCTGGGACCTGCCCCTGTCCGAATGGCCCCAGGCCGACCGGGACGAACTGCTGCGCGAGCGTGGAAGGAAGGTGGACTGACATGGCCCTGGACCTGTCCCCGAAGCCCTGGGGGGACATCACGGAAGCCGACTACGCCGATGCGGGCGACTACTGCGATGCGTCCCTGGTGAACCTGAACGAAGGCCCCAGGGCCAGGTGGTCGAAGGGGGCCTGCCACCTGCCGGTGCGCGAGCCGAAGGCCCAGGGTGGCCGGGTGAACCGGAACGCCCTGGGGGCCGCCGCCGCCGCCCTGGTCGGGGCCAGGGGCGGGGTGAACCTGCCCCCCGAAGCGAAGCGCCAGGCCGCCAGGGACCTGGTGCGCCTGTACGTCCAGGCCGACCTGACCCCGCCGGACGCCCTGGCGCGGATGGCCCTGTGACGCATAATCCACCCGATGGCCGGATGGCCGTTGTATAGGGCACGGAGGATCGCATACGATGTCCACCGACAGCGCCACCACTGGCACGACCGACCAGGCACCTAGCACCGGCACCGCCCCTGGACCCCAGGGCACGGGCACGGCCCAGGGACCTGCCACCGGGACCGCCCAGGGGCAAGCGTCGAACGGCACCCCGAACGATGGGAAACCCGCCCAGGACGACACCGCCACGAAGGCCCTGACCAGGGCCGAACGTGAACTGGCGAAGGCCCAGGCTCGCATCCAGGAACTGGAACAGGCGAGCATGACCGAAGCCGAAAAGCGGGACCGCCGCCTGGCAGAACTGGAAGCCGAACGCGCCACCTGGGAAGTCGAACGACAGTCCATGATCCTGCGAAACGCCGTGTTCCAGGAAGCCGTGAAGGCCGGGGCCGTGTACCCCGACCTGGTGGTGCAGGCGATCAGCCCCGCCCAGGTGGAGTGGGCGAAGGACGGTTCCCCGTCGAACGTCGGGAAGGTCGTGGCGGACGCCCGCCAGGCGTATCCGGCCCTGTTCAGGGTCACCCCTGGGACGGCGGACGGTGGCGCGGGCCAGCAGGGTGCCAGCCCGGCACCCACCATGAATGACCTGATCCGGCGGAAGGCCGGGCGGGCGTAGCACCCGGAGGAACCGACCGTGCCCTACGACAACGTGATCAGCCGAACGGACGCGGCTGCCCTGATCCCGGAGGAAGCGTCCAGGGAGATCATCCAGGGCCTTCCGGCGGCCAGTGCCGCCCTGGCGATGTTCCGCAACGTCACGATGGGCCGCGCCCAGCAGCGCATCCCCGTGATCAGCGCCCTGCCGACCGCCTACTGGGTCAACGGGGACACCGGCCTGAAGCAGTCCACGGAAGTCAACTGGACGAACAAGTACCTGGACGCCGAAGAACTGGCCGTCCTGGTGCCGATCCCCGAAAACGTCCTGGACGACACGGACTTCGACGTGTGGGGCGAAATCCGCCCCCGCATCCAGGAAGCCATCGGGGCCGCCCTGGACGCCGCCGTGTTTTTCGGGGTGAACGCCCCCACGTCCTGGCCTGACAGCATCGTGGAAGCGGCCATCGCCGCATCGAACGCCTACAACAGCGGCAGCGTCGGCGGGAAGGACCTGGCCGACGAAACGAACATCATCATGGGCCTGGTCGAAGCCGACGGGTTCCCCGTCAACGGCTGGGTGGCCGACCCCGCGGAAAAGGCGAGCCTGCGCGGCCTGCGGTCGGCCACGACCGGGGACCTGCTGTTCGTCCCCGGCCTGACCAGCGCCGCCCCCGGCACCCTGTACGGGGAGCCGATCCGGTACCTGGACAACGGGGCCTGGGTGTCCGCAAACGCCCGGTTCCTGTGCGGGGACTTCCGCCAGGGCATGATCGGCGTTCGGAAGGACCTGACCTACAAGGTGCTGGACCAGGCCGTGATCCAGGACGGCACCGGGGCGATCATCTACAACCTGGCCCAGCAGGACATGGTGGCCCTTCGGGTCACCGCCCGGTTCGGGTTCCAGGTTCCGAACCCCCCGAACCGCCTGAAGTCGTCCGGCGGCTACCCCTTCGCGGTCCTGCAGCCCTAACCAGGACTGACCAGGTGGGGCCTGGGCGACCAGGCCCCACCACCTGACCCCCTGGAAGGACGGACCCGATGGACAACACCGTGACCCTGACGCACCCCGACGGGCGCACCGCGAAGGTCGGCCCGAAGGTGGCCGCGTTCCTGAAGCGGTCGGAAGGCTGGGTGGAAGCCGAAGCGAAGCCGAAGGCCACCCCGAAGGCGAAGGCCGCCCAGGCCGACCCGGAGGGCTGACCCGTGGCCCAGGTGACCGAAGCGGAAGCGACGGCCTGGGTGGCGACCGAAACCCAGGCCACGTCCGAACCGTGCCTGGATGCGGTGGAAATCGCCCACCTGGTCCGTGGTGCCAGGCGTACCGACGCCGACGGGCGGAAGCCGTCCGACGCCGCCTGGACGCCGACCTACGACCTGGCCTGGGCGGCCTGGAAGGGCTGGACCCTGAAGGCCGGGAAGGCCGTCCTGATGGTGGACGTGTCCACCGGCCAGGGCGGTATGTCCGTGTCGAAGTCCCAGGTGCGCCAGGCGTGCGTGGACCAGGCGAACCAGTACGCCAGGGGCGTGCTGCAGTCCGCCCCGATCAGCACGGGCGCGAGCAGCACCGGCACCTACACCCTGGACGTGCCTGGCACGACGCCTGGCATGGGCGTCCAGGTGAACCCTGACACCAGGGACACCGGGGACGACGAATGACCGCCTGCGCCCCCACCACCCTGGACGAAGCCCTGGCGGGCGCGTTCCTGGCCGTGCTGACCGACAGCGCCCAGGTGATGCGCCTGACCAGGACGCCGGACGCCAGCGGTGGGACGACAGAAACCTACGCCGACCAGGGGACGATCCCCTGCCACGTCGGGCCGACCGGCGGTGGCGAACTGATCGTGGCCGACCGCCTGGGCCTGGTGGACACCTACACGATCACCGTCCCCGCCGGGACGGACGTGCGGGTGACCGACCGCCTGGTGGCGAACGGCCTGACCTTCCACGTTCAGTACGTCCCCCAGGGGCCGACGGACGCCATGCCCCTGGGCGTGGTCGCCACGGTGGTGGCATGAAAGCGTCCGACGGGTTCACCTGGACGAAGGCCGAAAACCACTTGCCCCAGGCCCAGGACGCGATCCTGGACGTGTGCCGGGACGTGGTGACGAAGGCCGTGCTGGACATCCAGGGCGATGCCGTGGGCATGGCCCCCGTGTCCAGGTCCGGGGGCCTGCTGAAAACGTCCATCCAGCCGATCCTGCCGGACGCCTGGGGCCAGGACATCGCGGGCGGCCTGGGGTCGAACGTCGAATACGCCGCCTACGTCGAACTGGGCACCGGGGCCGCGGGGGCCGCGAGCGGCTACCCCTACCCCCGGACGGCCAGGTACACGATGTCCTGGCGCGGGATGCGGGCCAGGGCGTTCATGGCGAACGCCGCGAAGCGGGTGGAACCTGGGTTCGTCGGGGTGATGTCCCGCCTGGGCACCAGGCTGCCCAGGAAGGTGTGACCGATGCCCCTGGTGATCGCCCCGAACCCCCTGGACGAAGCCCTGGTGGACCTGCTGGAAGCCGACGTGACCGACCCCCTGGCGGACCCGCCGGACGGCCTGGCCGGGGCCAGGTTCATGGACCTGTGCCCTGGTGGCGCGAACCACCTGGTGGCCCCCGAAGGGGTGGCCCAGCCGTACATGGTGTTCGGCCTGACCCAGCCCACCAGGGACACCTACACCATGACCGGCCTGGCCTTCCAGGACTGCCTGTACGGGTTCGACGTGATCCAGGAAGGGCACAGCGCCGAACAGGCCCAGTCCGCCGCCAGGCGGCTGTGGGCGCTGCTGCAGGACGCCGACGGCACCCTGACCCCCACGGGCTGGGCCGTGATGCACTGTCGGCGGACGGGCTACCAGGAACGCCTGGAACGCGCCGAAGGCGGGGTGCTGTACCAGCACGTCCAGTCCCTGTTCGCCATCACCATCCGCCCCGTACCGGGAGACTGACCCATGCCGAAGTCGAAGGAAGCGCCGCCCCTGGTGGCGACCACGGGCCTGGACTACCTGGCGACCACCGGGCGGTTCCGCCGGGTGGAGCCTGGCGACCTGGTGGACCAGGCCGACGTGGACCCGAAGGCCCTACGATGGATGCGGGATGCGGGGTTCCTGGCCCCGTCCCCGTCGGACGACAACCAGGACGAAGGGACGGAGGACTGACCCGTGGCGTTCGTACATGGCAAGTCCACCCGCGTCCTGCTGAACGGCTACGACCTGTCCGGCATCCTGCACACGGCGGGCGCGTCCATCAGCGTGGACACGGCGGACGCCACCGTGTTCACCAGCCCCGCGAAGGAATACCAGCCTGGCCTGCCGGACGGCACCATGTCGTTCGAAGGCTACCTGGACTTCGACCCCGACGGCAGCGGCCCCCTGATCAGCCTGGAACAGCGGGTGGCGTCGTGGCTGGGGTCGAAGGGCGTGGCCGTGACCTACCCCGGCGGGGTGGATGCGGTCGGCTCGCCTGGGCGGGCCTGCCAGTTCTACCAGTCCACCCACGACCTGGAAAGCGCCATCGAAGGCAAGGCCGCCGTGTCCATCGAACTGCAGGCCACCGGGGGCGTGTCCCCCGTCGTGTCCCTGCAGCCCCTGGTCGCCAGGACGACCACCGCGAACGGGTCGAACCATGACAGCGGGATCGCGGGCGGCACGGCCTTCGGCGGGGTCGCCTACCTGGAAGTGACCGCCGGTTCCCTGGCAGGCACCAGCATCGTGGTGAAGGTCCAGGGCAGCGCCGACGGGTCCACCGGCTGGGCCGACCTGGCGACGTTCGCCAGCGTCCCAGGGGCGGCCACGTTCGTCCCGAACGCCCAGGCCGTGTCCTGGGCGGCAGGGGCCGCCGGAAGCACCCCCAGGTACCTGCGGGCGGCCTGGACTGTGGCGGGCACCAGCCCGTCGTTCACCTTCACGGTGGCGGCCTTCCGCCGCCTGGTAGCAGCGTAGTCACGGAGGGCCACACGACATGGCGTTCGTTCATGGCAAGGATGCCGACCTGGAAATCCAGAACGCAGGGGGCACCTACGCCCTGCTGTCGTCCTACATCGCCACCGCCGGGCTGTCCCGGTCCATTGACACCGCGGACGTGACGAACCTGGCGTCCGGGGCGAAGGAATACATCCCCGGCCTGGCCGACGGCACCCTGTCCGTGGACGGGTACTTCGACAGCGCCGCCGACACGATCCTGACCGCCATCCAGGGCATGACCCGCGGGTTCTACTACTACCCCGAAGGCAAGGTGTCCGGGAAGCCCCGCAAGTCGGGGAACTGCATCCTGACCACCCTGGACGTGGAAGCCGGG